AGATGTTATCTGCAAACTTTGTAACTTGGTTTTGAAGGATGGTTTGTGCCTGTGTTAATTCTCTAGCCTGAACCGCAAAACCTGGCTTGAAAAGAATACGATGGAAGTTCTTTGTTGAATCGAAATCGTCGTAGTAAGGATCAACGTTAAAATACAGAGCCATTTTTTTCCTTTAGTAACCTAATACAAATTTATATTGTTCTATACCATCAGTGCTTCTAGTAACCCCATCTCTATTCTCAATATGTGATATGTATCCGGAGAAAATTGAGAAGTCTGGTTCACTGTATGATAATATTGTTCTTGTCGTTGTTGATGTGTCACCCTTCAACGGCGAGTTGATTGTTGGTGTTCCTGTCATATTTAGAAGTCTTACCACATTGGTTGCTGGGTCAAAACTCAAAACTCTTCCAAAAAATGATGCGGTTGCAAGGTCTAAACCTTGATATACAATTTCATCATTTGTAAATGAACCGAAACCTGGTGCCACGATGAAGTCTGTTGTTGTTTTGTATATTTCACCTGATGCAGGAACATAGTTTGCAAAAGCTTCATCTAGTGTTTTTGTTGTTGGATTTACAATAAGACCAACTTGGTGGTAATCTATATCTATTGGTATAATACCACCTTCAGAACCATCAAACTCAACACTCAACATAACGTGATTGCAACCTAGTTCTGAGATTGGATCAAACCCGTGGCCACCAACTGGTGATGTGGATATCTCCAAGATTGCACCAAAACCAATAGAGGTTGAAATGGAAACGTTTGCGTATGTGTAATTGCTACCTGAGTTGGTTACAAGGATGTCTGTGATGACTTCTCCTGAAATTACGGCAGTCGCTGCTGCATCTTTGCCATCACCTGTAATCACCACAGAAACAACAGAGTTTGCAGGATCATATCCAAGGCCACCATCTATTACGTTGATAACATCAATGTTACCTGCACCTGCCACATTATCTAATGGGTTTGGTATATTTTTACCAATTGGAACTGGCAACCAAGATGAGTCCATGAATTTTAATTTGGAACCAGCATCAACTGTGTACATAAACTTCCACTTATAATCATCTGTACCTTGGAAGATGTTACTTGAGTTGTATGTTCCTGGTTCAAAGTATGGTTCTTCCGTGGATGGAGAATCATTATTGTTCCACAAACATTTGAATACTTGGTCGTATCTATTTTTCACATAGTAAAATTTAGTTGGGTTTCCGTTTTCGTCCAACTCAAACATATCAACTGTGTCGATGTAACGGTCATAAACTGTACCTGATACCCAATCATAACGCTTAATTACAGGTGCAATATCATTTGATGTAACGTGTTTTACCGCAAAAATATTCTTGGAGATTAATTTCAAAGACTTAACATCTTGTGATGGTATTGGTGGATTACCTTGCTCTGGCCAAGGTTCTGCTTTTGCCAAGAAACAATATGTCTGACTGATGGATGTGTTTGCTGGTGGAACTACAGCAACAGGCGCATAGTAGGTCTGTTCGACCTGTCCAACCTTTGCGCCGTATGTGATGAGTGATTTATTTGCCATGATTTATTTATTAACCATTAATAGAAACAAAGGTGTTTGCATTATCACCATCAATACTGAAGTACTTCAAATGCATAGAACTTCCCGCAGTAATTGTGACCGTGGTTGATTTGTTTGTTGAACGCAACGCAGCACAGCCGTGTGTGATAGTATGGTTTGAATTGTCTGTATTAACCAACCACACTTCAACAACTTTACCTGCAACATAATTTGTATGTGAAATTGTCAAATCTGCAGCACAGTTGGCTTTAATCATTGAATCGGTTTGGTAGTTAATTGTAATTGCAGTTTGTAAACCATCTGGTACTCTAGGTGAGTATACAAAACCTTTTGCGGGGTTTACATAACCTGCGAATGAAACATTGTTTGCATTGAATGTTGCAATATTTACCAGTGTGTTTGTACCGTTCTCGATATTGTAGAACTTGATTTGAGAACCACGGGCAGAATTTGTATAGTTTTCTGCAGCGATAATATCAATACGAGCAACACCGGTTGGTAAAAATTCTGTTGCGCCATATCCGTTACCAGATACACGCATCAATACATCACCAGTCTGTACTGCTGATGGATAGTCCACATTACCACGTGCTGTGCGACCTGCAACTAGACCGTATGCAGCACCGTTTGCACTATAAGAATCGAATACGATACGAGAAGCAACGTTTTGTTTACCGGAAATGTGCAGCATGTATCCATCGTTTGATGGCAGTGCCACATTGGCCGTTGCTTTGATTGTTATGGCTGATTCTGTTGCAGTAAAGTTTGAGTTAGCGAGAACCATTGTTCCGTTAACTGTCATATTTCCTGCCGCAGTTAAACTACCACCAGTTAATGTAAGGTTACCACCAACAGTTGTGTTGCCTGTAACACCTAAATCTCGTGGTACACCAAAATTTCCATCAACACCAAAATCAAATGATTTACTTCCAGCTTTTATCTGAACCGCATTAGCAGAAGAAATCAAGAACGATGCAGGAGATGCTGAGGGATTATAACGCATCTCTGTATTGTCTTTGAATACAATAGTTTCTCCGACAATAACGTTTCCTGTAACTGTTAATGCACCAGCCAATGTACCTGTTGTATTTGCAAGTGCATTGTTTGCCTTATTAAATGCAGAGTTGGCGTGTGTGTAACCAAAATATGCGTAAGAATCTATTGCGTTAGCAGATGCAAACGCAGCATTGGCTTGTATAAATGCACCGTTTGCATACAGCGCAGCAGAGTTTGCAACATGACTTGGTGTGTTTGCTCTCAAGAATGCTGAGTTTGCATAGTTACCAGCAGTGACTGCCTTAGAATCTGCTGTCGCTGCGTTGATGATGGCCTGTGCGGCAGTATCAGCAACAGTGTTGGCGAATGCTGCACCAGAGTTTGCAACAATAAATGCGGCATTGGCTTTTAGAATGGCTGCGTTTGCATGAATGAAACCTGAATTGGCATGTAAGAATGATGCGTTACTGTATATGAAAGGTGCTGCTGCGGTATTCTGTGATGTATTATCTTGGAAGATGATTGGTTTACCAATCATTTTGAAACCTTGATTGTGTACAAACTGTGCAATAATACCAGTGGAATCTATTGTACCCAACAGTATAGAAACATTCTTGTTTGGAGTAGTTGTACCTATCACCAGGTTACCACCAGGCGTTGCCGAGGTGTCGCCTTGAACAATCAGATACCCATCTAAAGGTTTTGCGTAGGTGAAACCATCATAATTGTATGATGAACCATTTAGACCCATATCAATGTAGTATGTGGAATCTGTACCGTTATTTGCGGTAATAACAATGTCGCCTGAACCATTACCACTATTATTTTGTAGATTTAATTGTAGGTAATTGTCTGATGAACCAGCAAATTGTCCAACAACGTTAGGTAAAACAACAGCATTGTTACCAACATTCAATATGTTGTGTGAATACAATCCTTGTGCTAATGTTGTGCCTGTAAATCTACCAGTCACATCGGTGATTGTATCCACAGCCAAGAATATTGTCTGTGCTGTGTTGGCATTAAGTGCCGTAATTAATGGTAATTCCGAAATCTTTACTGTTGACATTGTTTACCCCAATATGATTGTTCTGTCATCTTCTGTTGTTATTATTCTACCGTCTTCTGTCATTAGTTCTGGTATGTATGTTGTGCCGACTGGACCCAATAATCTAATTTGATTTCCTGATAGAGCACTGTTTGCAATCCACGATGTTCTTCTGACATGTAAATAAGAGTTTGATGCACTTGACAAATTACTTGTCAAATAAATTTTACCATTTACATAGTCAACCGAACTAATTACTTTTGCTGTGTTGTTTGCAACTAATACGGTATCACCAGGGAATAATATATCCATCAAAGGATATGCAGTGTTACTGTATGTACCACTATTAATAACATTATATGAGTCAGTTATAACTCTTGTAATATTTATGGTGTTTGAACCAGCATTTGCAGTTGCAGTTGCGACATTTGGGAATGTCATCCAAACATTACCCTTGACTGTAATTGTATCTGAAACTGGATCTACTTTTATTACCTGAGCCATCACATTAGGACCATGTGCAGATTCTAATGAAATGATTGTTGAGTTTGCAAAGATAATATTTGCAAGATTTGCACCAAGTAAGTTATTAAACTTGATAATATTATTACTCTTGTTGGTGAAATCTGTTGCAATCGTTGCTGTTGTACCTGCTGCACCAATAGAATAATAAAGTGGTTTTGCATCAAACAAAGCTTTCTGTACATGATAGTCAAAATCGGATGGAATCTTGGATGCCATTCTGCCGATGACTCTCATACCACTTGGGTGTAACAAGTTCTTTAATACGGTTCTATACTTTTCGATTTCTTTTTCAACTGTAATTTGATAAGTATAGTTGTTATATTTTTCACTCTGCAATACACTGAATGAACTTGGTTGTCCTTGTGCGTTCAGGTATTGGCCTTGACTCAATGATAAACCATTTAAGAAAGATGCGGTTGCCTTTGCTGCGCCGTCACCATAATTCTTTACACCATTTTGATTGTATGTGGAATCTATGGCAGTATTTGCCATAATTAGGTTTATGTTTCTATCAATCTTTAGGTTTGTTGTTGGATCAGGATTGGATGTGTAGTTAAACACACGCAAGTTGTATAGAGATTGTGCTGGGTCGTTGTATGGTGTTAACAATGACACCGAATTAACCGTTGAACGGTAAGAAGCAACTTCAACATTACTACCTTGGTATATCACATCACCTTTTTGTGGAAGATCCAAGATAGAAACATTAGATACAACAATATCTTGTACCTTTAAAGAAACGTTTGGTGTAGACACATAATCTTCACCTGCTGTCAACAATCTAATTGATGTTACTGAACCTGCACGGTCCACAATAACAGAGAATGTTGCACCAGTACCAAGAATACTAGGCACAGTCAATACTGCATTTGCTGCCTGATTGTTTGCAGATATTATCCTAAGTGCTGGTAAGTTTTCGTTTCTGTAACCAAGGCCACCTAAAGGATATGTTGGAATGTTTTGTGTGTAATCATAAACATATGCAACATTTAGAATGGCACCATTTGCTGCCACAGATATAACATTTGCATATGCACCAACACCAGAACCACCTTCAATAATAATCTTATCGTTTGCCACATAACCATGTCCTGCTGCTGACACCTGAATTGGTGCCAAGATACCCAACTTACTAATGTCATCAAAGGCACCAGTATCATTCTCATAAGTTGATATTGCTGATACTGTTGGTATTGTGGAAAATCCACCACCACCATTTTCAACTAAAACAGAAGATAGTGGATAAGTGGTAAAGGATGCAAAAGAAAATGCGTTTGCCAATGATGTATTAGCATTTGCGGTTGGATGACTCTGTAAGAAAGAGTAATTTGTGTTACCAATTGTTGTATGTCTGGCCAATGAAATTGAACTTGTTGGTGCAAAGGTAACATTAGCTCGTTTGCGTAAGTCTGGATCAAAAGAACCTACTACGGCCGTAGCACCTAGTCCATCACCAGTAATATCAATTAAAGTATTAGGTGTAAATGTATAACCATAACCACCATTCACAACGTTGATACGTTGAATGGAACCTCTGGTCGTTGCAGAAACCTCAGCAGTTGCCTCAACACCAGTATTTGAACTCAAACCATTGAAAACAATTACTGGATCACCAACCTTATATAATAAACCTCTAGCTCTTGAATCAACTCTTAGTTGACTGACCTGACCCACAACCTTTGCTCTGAGATTTGAACCATTGATAATGATATCTTGATTATTGTTGTCTACAACACGAACAAACTCTCCTGATTGAAACAATCGTTCGATGTTTGATATGAATATATCAATTTTATTGCCAGAAACAATTGAGTTTTCGATTGTTGCAATAGATTTGGTTGTTTCACCGATGATTCGATAGTTGTCTATTTGCAAGAATCTTTCGTCTTGCGTGTTAAGTTTCAAACTCTTTGCAACATACCAAATACCATCGGATGCCTTGAACACAGCATCTTTTGTGTTGAAGTATTCAAACTCTGAATTGAAAAGTATCTTAAAAAGAAACTGATATGATGCAGGTGTACCTTTGGAATTGTACAACTGTTTGGCAACTTTTACTGCCTGTCTTTCATCAATTAGAGATTCTTTTGGAAAGTTTGGTAGAAAATCATTGGTGAAGTACTGCAAGAAATTGTTTGCAGTTCTATCTATGTCCTTATACGACAAAAGGTTCTTAGAACCTTCTGTAACTTGACCTGTTTGTTCCATCCATTCATAGTATGCCTTCAGAAACAGAGAAAAGTTGGCGTAGTCTGGGTTATCCCTGACAAATTCTGGTAACTGTTGCGTTACCAATAACGAGGTCTTATTATTGTTTACTATCATGTTTTGGCAGTAACATTAACAACAACAGCATTGGCATCAAACGGATCAACTGTAATGATTCTATTAAATGAAGATGAAATGATTGTTGTGGTTGGGTTGGCAGTAATGGTGAATTGACCAAGTTCATTGTTAATATTCAATGGATTAAATGAATTTAATGTAACAATACCTGCTTGATAATCAATCGTACCAATATTATTATTTAACACAGTCTTAACATTCTTTGTGTTATTGTAATATGTTCTCAATGTACCGTAACGACCTTCTAAGTTAACAACCAAAGAACCAGATTGGCCTGTTGTATCACTCACTGCTGGTGTAACTTCCGCAATTGCTGATGTGTAATCTGAACCAGAATTTGTTACCTTAACAGACTTAATTGTTCCATTTGTATTCAGTGTAGCAATTGCTGTTGCACCTGTACCGTCACCTTTAATTGTGACTGTTGGTGCAATTTGATAACTGAAACCTGGATTCAAAATAGAAATAGACTCAACACCGCCAGTAGATGAAGGTACTTCTTCTATGAATACACCATCAATTGTTTGTGACAAGTTCAATGGGTTTCTAAGTTGAAAAGACGGTGAAGAATTCACACCACTTTCAAACATACCTTTCTTCAACTTTGTACCATAATATAAATTGTATGTTGTTGGTGTTGTTAGATTTGGATAGAATTTCTTCTGTACCTTCACTTCAATTTCATTTGCAACAATAGATTGATTGGTGTTTCTAACAACTTCATTGAAATCTGTCACAGAAAATGTTGAATTGAAGGTGTTCAATGCTGTGTTGGCATAATTTGCGATTGCAGTTTTGATGTTTGACTGTAATTGTGTTATTGTTAGGTTCGTTTTCTTTGGATCATACAACACATTTGCTGTTAATTGTAGATATGTGTAATCTGGATCCACAATCTTCGGCACAACAGTCAATACAGAAATTGGTTTCACAACATCATTAATCAACTTTTCTTTTTGTGTTTGTGTAAATGCATATGCACCAGTTGGTTTCAACGAAATGAATACTGAACCATATGATGGTGGATTATTATCTTCTCCACCCCAAACATTCACTGCATCGAATGAATAACCTAGATTATTTTGTTGAATTGCTGTGATATAATCTTCTTTACTTACTGCACGGTTTTGTGCAGAGTATGCTTTTGGAGCTTGAAACTTGATAGAATCAATAGTCTCACGGTCAGAACCTTTTGTTGCCGCACTGACACCGTTGATAGAGGCAGTAGAGTAACCTTGGATCGTATCCATTAAAACGAAATTGTTTGCACCTGCCGCAGCTGTACCTGATGTGGTCAGATATGAAACACGGACAATATTGCCGTCTACCAGTTTTTTACCTAATATGTTGTCACCGAAATAAATCTCATAGTTTCCACCAAGGCCTTCTTGTAAGAAGTACACTAAAGAACCACTATTCAGAGACACGAAACTGGATGCCTTTGAATATGTTTCAAAAGAACTGTTTGATGAAGATTGTTGTACTAATACCTGCAAAGTTGTCGTATCAACATTAGATTCTGGTAGTTGAAACTTAGATGTAGGATTGTTTGAGTTGTTTACGGTGTAATTGAAAGATGCTGTAATACCTTGTTTGATTTCAACATTTGCAAAGTATGCCTCACCGGTGGCCAAATTAACTTCTGTGATTGTGTCGTCTGTTGTGACAAAATTATAGTTAATACCATCAATTGATTCTGATAGAAAGTTGGTGAATCGTGGTAATGTTAGTTGTGGTTGTGTTACACCAGTAACAGTCAAATTAATTGTTGCACTAGGTGCAATTGCTGAATGTGGAATGTAATTCAACAATTTTGCTTGTGATACCACAGAATCTCTGGCTAATGCCGTGTCCAAGAACATTTCATTTGCGACCATGTTCAAGTAATATGCATTGTATTGTGTGTTGTAAGCAAGAACATCAAGTAACACAGACAATGCAGAACCTTCATAGTTATAATCTTGTAGTGTGTCTTGTGATTTCAAATATGTCTTAAGGTTTTCCTTAATCGTATTGAAATCCAAATCTGTCATTTGAATATTAGAATTAGCACCAGCCATTTTATCTGTTTCTCTCTAAAAGAAGTGTTACTGTTGTTGGTTGTGTTGCATTTTCAATGAAAAAAGTTAAAGCAACATTGTATGCATTTTTGTCCTCTTGGGGATTAACTGTCACATTCTGTAAAATTGCACGTGGTTCATAATTTTTAATCATAACAGTTATTTCTTTTTCTAGGTCTAATGCAGTCAACGGTGAAAAGTTTTCAAACAATATTGAATCCATATTTGACCCTAGGTCTGGATTAAAAGGTCTTTCATAATTTTTGGTAGACAACAGATTTCTGATAGAACGAATGACTGCTTGAGTATCATAACTCAAAGCAACATCGGCCGTCACCGGTTTCTTGGTGAAAGTGAAGTCTATGTCTGAATATATCTTTGTTAAGTATGCCATCTTTTATTTATGAGCTAAAAGTAAAATCACTTTTTGGAACTTTGAAGCTGCAGGAGAAAATTCTTGGGCCGGAATCGAAAAAATCGAAATTTTGAAATTACTGTGGAACACTTGTACGACTTCCACCATTTTGAACGCCACCGTGTACATGGGTCTTTAAACTGATGCCTGATCCAATCACATCACCACTGGCAGTAACCTGACCAGTAATATCAACATCACCTTTAATGTTGACTGCTCCGTCAATATTGATTTCTGAAGCCATCAAGTTTGCTGTGCCATCAACTGTAATGTTACAGGTTCCTTTTATATGCACATTGTTATCTGATAGATAAATCTCGTAATTTTTGCCAGTAACCTTAGTTACCTTTGTACCGTCTGGTGCAATTTCGATAAAACTACCATTTTTGTGTGCTAAATGCACTCTTTCTTTACCAGGAGTGTCGTCCAGTTCAAAAATATGACCAGATTCTGTCTGTGTTACATTGTTGTATGGTGGTTTTGTGCCATATTGTGACGCTGGTTCACTCCAGGAACCACCATTTGCAGTTGAAACATCGGTGTCTAGTGAATTGTTGTGCTGACCGATTGCAGTCTCAGATATCTTTTCATTGCGATATAGGCGACTTGTGGTCGGTTCACCTACTGGATAATATGTACCGGTAGAGAATCCTTTTGAAGTATTTGGTGCATTTTTAATGATTCCAGGTAAAACACCCATAATCATTGGTGCCTGAGCAGACATACCATCCATAAAGAATCCAACAACAAAATCCCCCACAAATGGTTTGGATGATGTAGTTGAAGCATTGACCGGCATCATAGGAAGACCCCATGGCAACTTACTTACTGGCATTTCGTTGAGATTTTCTGAGTGCCAGCCAAATATACGAACCTGACAACGACCCAAATTTAATGGATCATTAATGTTTTCTACAACTCCAGTCCACCAAATAAATCCGTCTTTACCTATAAAATTGTTCATGCGGTATCCATTTCTTTTCTCAAAGCACTAGAAAATGCTGGAGCCAAGGCTGTCGGTG